TTCTTTTATAAGGAATTAAAATGCGTCCTCAGATTTTCAGTGCATCAGGAGTAGCAACAAGCGCATGGATTCCATTAGACTATAAACAAAGTCCGTTTAATGTTGGCTTTGGTGTTGTAGCTACTGGTACTATTACTTACGATATCGAACATACATTTGATGATGTGTTCGATCCTAGCGTTACACCAACAGCATTTAAACATGCTACACTTGTATCGCAGACTACAAACAAAGACGGTAACTATATTGTTCCGATCCGCGCTATTCGCGTTAATAACACAGCAGGTACAGGTAGTACCACTGTTACTCTACTACAAGGTCTACGATAATGAACATCCAAGATATTGCAGATTTTATTGATCTCGTCAAGAATCCTGTTAAGTACGAAAAAGCTCTACAGAATATTAAAGAAGAACAACAACGCTTAAAGGCTGTTGTAGAAACTGTAGGCAAGGCTTCTGAACTAGAAGCACTTCGCAAGAAGGTTCTTGAAGATCAAGCAAAGCTAGAACAAGATCTAAAATCAAAGATCGAAGCTAATGAAAAGAAGACTCTAGCTAAACTAAAGTCTCTTGAATCTACTCAGGTTAAAGCACAAGAAGAACTAGACAAAGCGCAGAAGGCACAAGTAGAAGCTCAGTTAAAGCAGATCTCCGCTGAAGAACTACAAGCTTCCTTTAGTGGGCGTGATAAGCAGATTCGTAAACAAGAAGAAGAGCTATCTCAACGTCTTGCCACTATCCAATCTAAAGAAGCAGAACTAGCAGAACGTCTTGCTAAACTTCGTTCTGTGATGGGTTAATATGTCGGTATCAAACGTTACTTCTGTTGATAGTTATTTTTCCATTAGACTTGATCAAATCTCTGATACTCTGTTGTATATTGGTGAGGGTAACTTAGGTGCAGATGAAAACGCGCCGGTTTGGTCAATTAAAAAAATGGAGCAGATTGGTTCTATTTGGAAATTAACTTATGCCGATGGAAATCAAAACAAAGATAACGTTTGGTCCAATAGATTAACGCTATCTTATTTATAAGGAATAATATATGTCAATGAGCAATGCTTCTGAGACTAATCTACTTAATCTATTATTTAATAATGTAGATTGGCCTAATGTTGGGGACGCTGCTGGCTTACAAAATTCAGCTACTGCTGGTAGTTTTTATGTAGCTCTCCACACAGCCGATCCCGGTGATGCTGGTAATCAAACAACCAACGAGGTTTCCTATACTGGTTATGCGCGAGTAGCTGTTGCGCGATCTGCTGGTGGGTTTACTGTATCAGGCGCTAATGTTTCCAATGCTGCCACTGTTCAGTTTGGTGAATGCACTGCTGGTTCTGCTACTGCAACACACTTCTCTGTTGGTTTAGCTTCTGCTGGTGCTGGTGATATTCTGTACTCTGGATCACTAGCTGCTTCTCGCGCAATTTCTGCTGGTATTACTCCACTATTTAATCCGGGTCAGCTTGCTGGTACTGTGGACTAAGGTGCTGTGATGATCAGTTATTACTGTGCACACTGTGGTACTGATCTTGGTAAGCTGGCTGAAGGGGAACCACAGCCAGTTTGCCCATATCATCCAGACGGAGTAGTTACTGTACATCAGGAGGAAGATAATGGCAATTCGCAGCCTGAGTGATGTTAATGCTGCTTACGAGTCTGGTAGATTTCACTCACAACGTTATTTTAAGAATGCCTCAACAAACTCTGGTAACTGGACAGATCAATCCTTCTCATCTGGTCAGCCGGGATACGATGCACGAGTAGGCACTGCAAATACATTTACTCCAGTTATTGCTACCGGTAATGATGCTGTGTGGTTTCCTCAGATTGCAGCAGGACAAGACAGGCATCTAGAGAGTTTTGAACTTCGATTTACTAGAGGTGCTTCCTCTGGTCTCAGTGCTATCTTGTTTGATCTAGTTGGCTACTATCCGCTAATTGATGGTGATAGTACAGATACAATGTTAATGGATAACACAGCCACCTTGCCTAGATACCAAGATGGTGTTGGTGTTATTCCAGTATTCATTAGTTATATTGCTCCGTCTGTTCAATCTGGTGTAGCCACTATGACTTATATTGGCACTGATGATGTGGAAAGATCAGTTACCTTTAATATATTTAATACCACTGCTACTGGTGGTGTTGTTGTTAGTGGTGCTAACATTTCAGGAACATCTGGTTCTGAATGTAATATCAATGTACCTACGCGTGGTAGTTCTGGTGTTAAACAGATTACTTCTATCACATACCTTACACCGCCTAGTGGATTGCATTGTATATATCTGATTAAGCCTATTGCTTCTGTGGCTGGTATGGAAACTGGTGTTGCTGTAAATAAATCACTATTTCCTTCAATGCCTAAGATACCAGACGGTGCAGCACTCAATCTATTTACGCGACAGACTGGTGGCACTTCTGCCGGTTCAACAGTCTTTGGTAACTTTAATTTTATTTGGGGATAGACATGGCTATTCAAAGTATTGATCAACTAGTTTCGGCTATCTCTGCCGGTCAGACTACTAGATATGATTGGAATAAAATCACAGGCGGTTCTGCCTATGCGGCTGGTCGTTGGTATGATGGCTCTATGCTAAATGCTCTACCTATTGCTAATGCTTGGGCTGGTACTGCTCTTAACTGGCGCGCATGTGATGAATCTACAGGTAATGGCACACAGGTATTTGGCATTCCTCATGGCGGTAACGTAAGCCCGCTGGTTAAGCATTTGCTTAATATGAATGCTTGGGGTACTGCTGCTACATCAGTTCCCGGAACGCTAATGCTAGTGGACTTACAAGGTTACTATCCCGGCATTAGTAATAATACTACGTCAGCACAGACTCTTGTAGGAACACCAACGCTTCGCTATACTAATGGTGAAGGTTGTCGCATGTATTGGGTACAGACTGCTGCCGCTGGTGCTACTGCACAGAACATTGCGTTGAGCTATACAGATCAGGCTGGTAATACCGGTAACGCGCTTGGTGCTACTGTTGCTATGACTGCTTCTGGTATTGCTGGTCATATCTCACATGCTGGTACTGCTGCTAATAACTATGGTCCATTCTTGCCATTAGCTAGTGGTGATACAGGTGTACGCTCTGTCCAAACTGTGACATTCTCTGCTGCCAATACCGGTACTGGTGCTCTCTGTATTGCTAGGCCGCTTGCACAAATTACATTATCTGTTGCTGGCTTGATGACTGAAAAAGATCTGCTTAATCAGATTCCATCGCTACCTGTTATTAAGGATGGTGCTTGTCTTGTATGGCTCTATGGCGCTGGGGCTGCTACTGCCGCTTCTACTACTTTTGCTGGTGGTATTGAAGTAGTCTGGGGGTAATCATGGCTCTTTGGCCTAATGGTCGTTATATGACCAGAAGTACATACAAGGGATTTGGTGTAGCTCCGGGATTAGATGCAAGACTACAAGGACTTGGTGATTCTAGAAATAGATTTGTCAGTTCTAGTTTTGCAAAGACAGCGAGCACACCAGATGGTTATGACATGAAAGCTGTTGTGCCACCACTTACGGTCGGATCAATGGCTACTGCTAGTCCTGTATTTTGTAGTATAGAGGGTACAGGTAACTTACTGAAAGGCGGCCCTTTAACTGGTACTGGTAGTATTACCTTCACTGTACCTGATGCTAGTCTTAGCATGACTGTTGGATTGTCAGCTAATACGATGATCCTATCTGTGACTGGTGATAATGCTGCCCTTAAGCTCACTATTGGTATGAGTGGTAACTGGACATTGACAATGACTGGTACATCTAGTCTGTCTATGGTAGTTCCATTTGAGGGTACTGGTAGTGTAGTCACTGTGTCTGGCACAAGTGATCTGAAGGGATTACTTAGTATGCAAGGCGAGTGGACACCATTCACTGAATTAAGTCCTGAGAACTTGGCTAGATCGGTATGGGAAGCTATTGCTTCTGAGTATAATGATGTTGGTACCATGGGTAATAAACTTAATACTGCTTCTAGTGGTGGTGTCGATATGAATGCACTTGCTCAAGCTGTGTGGGAGTATGCCACAAGAACATTAACATCCGGTGGTGGTGGTACAAACGCACTGACTTTACCACAATTTTTGGCTCTTAAATAAATGAATAAAAATTACTATGTTCCCGGCGACTATAACGTAGTTTGTGATGTCTGTTCAAAAAAGATAAAAGCATCTGATGCAAAACAAAGATGGGATGGTTTGATTGTATGCCCATCTGACTTTGAACATAGACATCCACAAGATTACATTCGTGCTAAAACTGACAAAATAACTGTACCATTTACAAGACCAATACCTACATTTATTTTTACAAATATTACCTACATCAACCAATATGTTATTACAGACTATATGGTTGATGGTTATACACTGGACCCAGAAATATGACAACAATTGTAACACGTGCTGGTAAAGGATCTGCATTAACTCATACTGAGATGGATGCAAATATTACCAATTTAAATAATGATAAGGTAGAAACCTCTATTCTTGCAAACTATAGTACAACTGTTGAGACTGATGCTTCAATTGCGGCAGCTTTAGCAGTCCATATTAATGATGATACAGATGCACATGTCTCTAGCGCAATTGGCTACCACCCAGCCGGCACTGGCGCTGTTGTTACGGATGTACAGACAGAGCTTCGCCAATGGATGAGCGCAAAGGCATTTGCAAAGGGCGACAACGCAACAGATGATAGGATCAACCTGATAACAGCAATGACTCAAGCTGTGGCACTCGGAAAAACGCTTTATGTCCCTGACGGAACATACCTTAGCAGCGACTGGATTCCGCTGCCGTCCGGCTTGAAAATGGTCTTCGCTCCCGGGGCAATCTGGAAGCTGACTGCAAACACGTCGCTTGGTGGATTCGTCTGCGGCGGATACGATATCAATATGAATCAGGTCGCATTCGAAGACGTTGATATATTCGGCATTAATCTGGACTGCAATAATCTGGTTGGAGAAAACGGGTTTAACGCCATCAACGCGAACGGGGTTCGACTGTACTCCCCGAAGGTAAAGAACACCGTATTCAGTGCGGTCAATCAGGGCGGCAAGGCCTTTCAGTTTGAAGGCGCGTTAGCAGATGGAGTGCATGTGCATTCTCCGTATATCGAGAATTGCACCATCGGTATTAACAGCCACGCCGATCCGGCCTATGGCACGGAGGTTGCGCGGCATATCAGCTACTACAGCGTGGTAATGAAGAATGTCGATGTTCCGTTCAATATAGATGGGCAATTTGCCGATCCAGAGAACGGGGTTCCGACAAACATGAGTACGTTTGTATATGGCGCAAGCCTATTCAACTGCGGGAAACTCACTTACGCTGGCGCAACGGCGGCAGGGGCTGGTATCGTCTGTGGTGATCGCGGTTACGGACTGAAAATTTCAGGATTGCGCGTAGTTAATACGACGGCGTATGGAGCAATCGGCGGACTGGTTCGCGGCACGATGTTCAATGTCGAAATCAGCGACGTGAAGGTAGAGGCGCCAGCTCTTACCGCGATATTCAATTTTGAACCTGTTGGCTACGGCCTGCCCTCTTCCGGGGCGCACCCTTGCACGGTAAATGCTACCGACGTCACCGTACTGGCGAACCTTGACTATGTTGTAAAAGGCCACACCAGCGGGAAAGTCGGCAACTGCTTGTTTGACAGGATCGCGATAAACTCGACAACGGCGTCTCTGATAGGGATTTGTGACTCTCCAGCTACATTCAACGGGTTGGGTTTCCTGAATCTGATCGACGTTAATTCAGCATTCAACCGCACTGGCATTCAGTCTTTGCTGCGGCTTTACGTCAACGGGAACAGCGTCTCATTATGCCAACCTGATTATGCGGAAGGCGGGTGGACGCCTGTTGATGCGAGCGGGGCCGGGCTGTCTTTCGATTTACCGGATAGTTGCCGATATGTTCGCCAAGGCCGCCTCGTAACGGCTTTCGCCCGCATTGTGTACCCAGCAACCGCCAACACGGCGAACGCGACCATCGGCGGATTGCCTTTTACGGCAGCCAGCTTTTCAGGGAATGCAGGGTCTGGAAACATAGGGTATTCAACCGAGACAACTGTGGCGCGTGCGTATGTAATCGGCAGCACAACCACTGCGCTGCTGAGTACGACCGCAGGTGCTCCGGTTCAGAACGTAGCTATGTCGGGAGATACTCTGTATATCGTTTTCACTTATCTGGCGGCATGATGAATCCAAGAGCCGTGTTTCAGTTCCAACCACAACTACGAACAGTAAAGAAAGAAACGTAATGACAGATACCAATAATAGACGAACGGAAGACTATCGACTAACAGAAATTGAAATTAAACTTGATAAATTAACTGCTGATGTTGAAGACTTAGTTGCTGCTTGGAAAGCGGCTGCTTGGTTAGTTAGTGTTGTTAAGTGGTTAGGTGGTCTTGCAATTGCTGGTACTGCAATTATTACATTTATGAAAGGAAGGTAATATGGCCACAAGCGGCTCAACAGATTACTCACAAACTAGAGATGATATTATTAAACGTTCTTTACGCTTAATTGGTGCTCTAGCGCAGGGAGAGTCTCCAACAACCGATCAGGTCACAGAAGCCGCTGTCGCTCTCAATGGCCTTGTTAAAGCTTGGGAGGCAGATGGTATGCCTCTTTGGGCTATCAAAGAACGTACAATTACTTTACAAGCAACTACTAATACATACACATTAACGACACCAAAACCACTTAAAGTTATTCAAGCTTGGTATAGAAATGTAACATCCAATGTCGATGTTCCAATGCGAGTAATTACTAGAGATGAATATAATAGGTTAGGTAATAAGTCATCTGCTGGCACTCCAATTCAAGTGTTCTATGAACCACGTAGGGATGATGGTATACTGCATGTTTTCCCAACACCATCAGCAACTGATGCTGCTAATGTTAGTATTCATATTGTATATCAAGCACCATTTGATGACTTTGATCAGGCCACAGATACACCAGATTTTCCACAAGAATGGTATGATGCTGTTACTTATGGTCTAGCTACAAGACTTGCCCCTGAGTATGGTCTACCTATTCCTGATCGTAAAACACTGTGGCAAGAGATGTCTATCATTAAACAGGATGCATTAAACTTTGGCTTAGAAGAGGGTTCTCTGTACTTCCAAGTAGATCGTAGGAGTTGGTAATGACACAAGTACCCGGTCTAGGTCTTGATCAATCACAACTTGCTGATGTAATTAATCAACAATATAAAGGTTATAGTCAGAAGCAGCGAAATCAGATGATGCAGTCTGCTGCTGCTACTCCAGATAACTGGGCCTCTATCACAAAACAAAGTAACCAACAAGCCTCACAACCTACTGAGTATTTAGGTGCTGGTCGTACTTCTGATATTCCAAATGTGTCTTATAATGGTGAGAGATATACACCAATATCTCCAGATCAATACCAACAGTTTGAATCTAAGATGCCGGAGTTTGGTAAAGGTGAGTTTTCTCCTAATTACACAAACGCACAGGCTTCATACTACAACTCAACTGGGCTTGGTAAACTTAATCAATTATCGAATGTTTATGATTATCTAGGTAAGATTAATCCACAAAGAAACGGGACAGGAACTACTCCTTTTACCTACACTGATTTTATGAATCAATATGGAGCAACTCCTGCGGGTGGTTGGTCTGATGCTAATACTAAACGTTCTTCTGATAATGCATCTTTACAGCGTTGGATGAGTGATTCATCTTTCTTACCACAATTTTCTTTGTATGGTTCTGGTACTCCTGCAGATATTCAACAAGGTTTCAATATACTACAGAGAATGTCTCCACAGAATATTGGCGAGTTTTGGGGATTAAATCCTGAGACTAAAAAAGGTATGTTGGAAAATCCAGCCAATGCTCTTCAGTTTATGCGAGCAACTGCTAATCAGGCTAATGGAGATTGGTTATCTGTTGGTGCTGAAGGCGGCTTTAGTGGATTAGATGCTTATAAATGGGATGCAAACAGAGGATTGACTGTTGATCCCTCCCGTTACCTACAGATTGATGATAGTAATAATGGGTTACTTGGTTCACTTAATTCATTCATGAATAAAGTAGATCCGCTAAACGGAGCTATTGAGAATACAGTGGGTAAAGCTCTGGGATTCGATAACGGCTTAGACATGGTGAGGGGTATTGGTGAGCCAGTTGGTAATCTAGCCGGGGCTATTTTTTCTGGTGGTATTCCTTGGGGTTCTATTGTCATGGCCACAGATAATATTTCTACAGGTAATGATGAAGCACTATTAGGTAATGTAATCAATGGAGTAGGTTCTTATGCAGGAGCTAACGTTGGTTCTAATGGTGTTATGGGAACTAATATGTCTCTAGGTAGTGCTGCTGCTAACTCTGCTGCTAACAATATGATCATCAACGCTGGAGCTAACTACGCTAGAACAGGTAATTTAGAGAATGCACTGAAGGCTGCTGCGTTTAGTACAGCCGCTGGTTCTGCTGGTAATTGGCTAGGAAATACAACCAGAAGTTCTTTGGGTGAACTTGGTTCTAAAGCTTTAGGCGGTGCTGCCTCAGGTGGATTAAATTCATTGTTCTCTAAAAATAGTCCAGTAGCTGGTTCCTTATTTGGTGCTATGTCTGGCGGTTTACATGGTTTCTTAAACTCCACAGATCGTAGTAATAACACATACAATAGAGAACAAGATATAAAGAATAGAAATACAGCACAAACTGCTACTAAATTAGCAAGGCTATTTACAAGGAAGTAATATGGCACAACAAAGACAAACTCCCGGCGTTCCAGAGGTAACACGTTTACCTTTAATGGGAGCCTACTCAAATAGAGGATCAGATGCTAATAAAGATCAACGCTTTGTTAATATCTTTCCAGAAACACGTAAGGTGGAGCAACTAGAGAATACCAAAATCTTCTTAAACAAGCGTCCGGGGTTGTCTGTATATAAAGACTTTGGTACTGGTGAAGGGCGTGGGGCTATTTACTTTAATGGTAAATTCTATGTTGCTATTGGTAATACTCTATATGAAGATGGTGTAATACCAACATTAAAGATTACCTTTAGTTCTTCTACTGGACATGTGGGACTCTTGCTAGGAAACTCTAGCACTATTGGTGACTACTTGTTCGTAACAGAAGGTACTGCTGCTTGGATTATCGATACTGCTGGAACAGTAACACAAATCCTAGATAGTTCTATTCACTCTATCACTCTTACTGCCGCAGGTTCTGGATACACTGATGGAACATACTCACTGAGTTTTACTGGCGGTGGCGGTACAGGCTCTGCTGGTACTTATACTGTCGTAGGTAATGTTGTGACTTCTCTTTCACTAACATCAGTTGGTTCTGGTTATACCTCAACACCTACTATTGGATTCCCATCTGGCGGTGGCGCTGGAGCTACGGCAGGATGCTCTATAAATGCAATTCCTTTTCCACACATTCCTGTTCCAATTTTCATTGATGGTTATGTAGCTCTGGCTAAAGGTAGTGATGTTTATACTTGTGATGTAGATACACCAACCAAATGGACAGCAAGTAACTTCCTATCTGCTGAGATGTTTCCTGACCCGATCGTAGGATTGTCAAGACAGAATAACCAAGTAGTAGTGCTAGGTCATAACTCAATTGAGTTTTTCTATGATGCTGCTAATGCTGCTGGTAGTCCTTTAAGTCGTAATGACTCTACTACAATTCAGATGGGTTGTGCTGCTCCTTATGCTATTATTGGTAATGAGAAGTATATCTTCTATGTTTCCCAATCAGACTCTGGTGGTAGAGCAGCTTGGATCATTGATGGTTTCCAACCAAAGAAAGTATCTGATGAATATATTGAACGTATCCTAGATGCTGAAGTAGATATGTCAGATTGTCGTGGCTTTGGTCTTCGTACTAAGGGTCACTTGTTCTATGTACTTAACCTTAAAACATCAGGAAGAACTTTAGTATATGACTCAGATGAAAAGTTATGGCATGAGTGGTCTTCTTACTCCGCTGGAAATCATTCAGTTTTCCAATGCGATTGTATGGCAGACAACTCTACTGGCTCTGCATATCTTCTACATTCATCCAACGGAACGCTTTACAAATTAGATACAACCTGTTATACTGATGGTACAGATCCTATTCTATTAGAACTTGTTACTAATAGATATGACATGGATACTTATCATAGGAAGTTTATGCACTCATGTAAGATCGTTGGTGATAGATACTCTACTGCAAATAGTATTAATCTACAATGGACTAATGATGATTATCAAACATGGTCTAATATTAAAACTATTAGCCTAACAGACGACTTTCCTGCTTTCCAACGTCTTGGTGCTTTTAGACGTAGAGCTTTTAGAATTACACACAGTTCTGATAATCCATTACGAGTGGAGAGTCTTGAAGTAGAATACACAAAAGGAAATACATAATGGCTCAGGGATTACCACCGCCACCAGTTAACGATCAACCGGGTTCCTTTGCCTGGCTTGAATGGTATCGTCAGTTACGGAATTATGTATCTACCTCTGGTTCCGTACCTTGGTATATCATTAACTTCTCTGGTTCTAATATCACAGATATTGCTCAAAGAAGTCATGAAAACTTACAGGCTCTTCAAGGTGGTAGTGCTGGACAGCATTATCATTTAACAGCAGCACAACATAGTCAAGTGACATCAGGGCTAGCAACAGAGACAATTAATTATCAAGTACCAACCACTGGATTTACTATAACAGTAGGTAATACTGATAATGTACTTGTCCTAGACCCTACTGGTACATTGGATTCTGGTATAGTAACAATGCCAGAAACTCCTCTTAATGGACATGTTGTTAGAATCAGCAGTACCCAGATTGTTACAGCACTGACAGTAAGTGCCAACACAGGACAAACAATTAAAGGTGCAGTAACAACTATTACTGCTGATGGCTTCGCCTCATGGGTATATAGAAGCTCTAACACAACATGGTATAGGATAGGATAAAAATGGACGAAGAAGATTTCAGCTTTCTAGATGACAATGCAGCAGTTCAGGGTGATAATATCAATTATGATCCTAGCGCAGAACCATCTCAATGGACTGGCGATTATGGTGGATATGATTGGTCAATGCCAGAAACAAATCAGAACAACAACTTTAATTTTGATTCTAATATCAGTAACTTTCCTGTTGCTGGTTGGTCTCAAAATGGCACAGATTGGGGAATGGTAGATCAACAAACTGGATCTAACTTCTCAAACCCACTAATAGATATTCAGAACTCACTACCAACAATGGGTGGTATTCAAAATACTTTATCTAGTTTATTTAATAACAAAGGTTTTGTTACTGGTCTTGGCGCACTTGCTGAGGGTTATCAAAACAAAAAGAAAGCTGCTGCTTTACAACAGATGGTTAGTCAGAATAGACAACCATTAGATCCCTTTGGTTCTCAACGTCCATTCTACCAACAACAATTACAACAAGCAGTACAAGACCCATACTCTGCTCCAATCGTTAGTGCTCAGGTAGAGCAACTTAAACGAGCACAGGATATTAAGAATGCTGCTGCTGGTCGTAGATCAAACTCAGCTACAACTGATCCTGCTTTAATGGCTGCCATGGCTGGGGTTGCTCAGAATTATATGAATAGTTTACAAACACCGGCTGGTGCTAACATTAGTCCACAGGGTTTGTCTAGTCTAATGTCTGCTCAACAGCAAGGTATTAATAATGATGTTAATGGCTACCTATCTCCTGCTCTTTCTGCTATTGGTAGAAGTGCTGGTATGGATCAAAACACTAAAACTCTAGAGGCATTACGAGAACTATTAACTGGGGGTAAGTAATGGCACTTCCAATGATTGACACTGGATATAAACCTGAGTTTGGTCTTGGTGCTGTTTATCAAGGATTTAATGCTGCTAATGCTGAACAAGGCGCAGAACTAGAACTTATTAAACAGTTTCTAGCTAATCAGCGCGAGCAGCAGATGCAACCAATGGATGTAAACATCAAGCAAACAGAATCTGACTATGCCACAATGAAACGCGCATCTGACTATATGGATGCAGCAAAGCGTGGTTATATTGGACAAATGAATTCTCAAGATGCCGCTGGTCGTAAGGCTATGGAAACTGCTCAAGGAGACATTGATCTAACTAATGCCGGTAATAGAAACAAACTAACCACTGAACAGCTTTTATCAAGATTAAATGATCTAAAGAAAACAAAGATTGAAGGTGGTGGTATTGGTTTTCAAATGCAACAACCAGAACAACCTACAGGAACTGGATTTAATTGGCAGGTATCACCACAAGAACAACAACAAAGAGATCTAGGTAGAATTGGAATTCTAAGACAAGAGAAACAACTATATCCAAATGATCCTAATCTTGCAAAAGAACTTCAGTTAGCAGAAGCTAATATTGATAAGACACCTTCTGTTCCACAGGCAGTTAATGCTAATAACTCACCACTAGTACCACTACCACCTAAGCGTAATGGTGGTATTACTCAAGGTGGTCCTGAGTATGAAGCTGTTATGCAGGCTCTGGTTGATACACCAGACCTAAGACAGAAACTTTTACAAGGTGATCAGAGACTAGATAGTGCAGAGTATCAAAAGATTCTTGCACTACAAGAAGCAGCTAAGAGAGCATCAACAAAAACAGGTGGTAAAGATCCATACTTAGAATTCTATAAGTTATCTCCAGACAAACGACT